CTCCTGTAACAATAAAGAAATGGGCTGCGTATGATGAGTTGGCTGTTCCAAAAGTAGGCCCACCGCTAAAGTCATTAGCACTGCCAGAGTGTAAATAGAATCCACCAGCGTAAATTGTTCCAGAAGCACCAGCCCTAGATCTGAATGCCCAGGACTTTTCTGAAGATGGAAACCCTCTTGATATTTCTTCCCACTCTGAAGCTTCCGAATCATAATACATTAATATAGTGTCTTCGAGTCCTAATACAGCAGCACCACCACCAAATAATTTAACCCCAGTCCCAGTTTCTATTTTAACAGTATTAGTGTCGCTTTTACCTTCGATCATAACAATTTGTCCATCTATCCCGGCTGCTATTTGCGGATCAGCGGTAATGTCAATTGCTCCACCATCACCCTGAACCCTCATCAAACCTTTAGTTATTGTTATCCCTCCGGCAGCGGTTATGTTAGTGGTAGAAGATGGTGTCCAAATTACCTTTCCATCTATCCCTATAGAATCGGCAGAAGTATCAACCAGCAACCCATTCGGATTATTAACCGTTGCCACTCTAAAGTCGGCATTAGCTTGGGCATTGTTAACAACTGTTGGTCCAACTATATTATCTATATAAACATTTTTAAAATAAAGACCAGCAGCACCAAGGTCAACATCGCTGTCAGTAATTGGGTACAATGCCCCATCAGTCAATCTGATTTGTTCTGTGGCTCCTATAAAGAACCTCTGTGATAATCCCTGTATGATCGTTCTACCATCAGCATCCCCGAATGTCTGTATTCCCTCCTCTGGGTAAACCCCTCCGTCTTGACTTGACCAGATTTGAGCTTCTACTGTGGTCGTACCTACCTCTTTTTCTGCTCCAAGGCTCTGAGTTGGCTCGTTGTCAACAATATCTCTAATATAAACCCAGTCTACATGAAGGTCACAGTCTGGTTTCCCACCACCAGAGTTTACATAAATAACAAATTCGTCAGTCGTAGTGGAAATATTGGTAGTAGCGGTAGCAGTCAATACAGGGTCGATAACAGACCCGACAACCTTGGTTCCAGATATCCATTTAAAATCATAAATATGGTATTCAGCATCCATTGTCCCGGCACCTATTTCTGGGTTCCAAGAGTTATGGACGTAGGTAAAGTTATTCCAACCTGAGTAGTTGACCCAGGCATTCATTACTGAATTTAAAGCGTCGTCACCAACACCAACCCTGTCATGATTTGCAAAATCTCCAAGCCAAGCAGCAAAGTTAGCCTCTTTAAACTTTATTCTCCATGCGTGGCCGACTGCAAACTGGTCTATAGATTTAACAAACTTTGCTCCTGCTCCCTCACTTAATATCCTCAAGGCTCCGCTCACTATAGTGGCATGAGCTGGCTGTGGATCAGTCCATTTAGTAGTGTCGTAACTAGCAAAGTCGTCATATAAATCAAAAACATTGTCTGGGTCAGCAGGGGGAGTATGAGTATCTTTCTTATAAAGCATTCTATAGTGGGTTGAGTCATTGGCGGTTAGATTAGCTTGGAGCTTAAACCAAATCTTAGTAGTAGCTGTATCCCAGGCGCTTTCTTCGTCTAGAACCCTATCTAGCTCTGTTTGGCTACCAGAGAAGTCTCCACTTGCGTCATAGAATATAGCAATATCGCTTCCGTCTGCATTTGAGTCTCCAGCGTCGACTAGGTCTTCGTGTGAAAAGGTTAAATCAAGAGAGTAGTCAGCATTGATATTATCTCCGATTGCAATAGTGATTTGCTTATATCTTGTGAAGTCGGACGTATCTGCCTGCTTGGTAACTCTATTATATCGGGTCGCTTTCTTTAAAGTATCTGTCCTAGTAGCTCTTGTATATTCGCTATCACCTGAATCAGTTAGTCTTGACTCCGGGTCTGCCTTTAATATTTCTAAGTTCCCGGTTAAAGGATCGTTTTTAGTGTCTAGCCTAAGAAACCTTGATTGCCCTGAAAGTTTTATTTTACTCAATCTAATTCAGCCAGGAATCTGACAGGATGCCCCGTGGCGTCCCCGACTCCAAAGACTGCTCCGTCATAATGGTCTATAATAATAAAATCGTCTTCTTGAAGTTTCATTCCGTTGCCCAGTGTAACATTACTGTCTGTGGCGACAACAATAGTAGAAGTGGAAATGTTTTGAATCATAACGCTACGCCTTGTGGTATCAGAGGGTAGAATTTGAGTAGCCCCAGTCCCAAGAGAGATATTGCCATAAGTTGCGTTTGCTCCTAGAGCTGGATTAGCTGGAGTTACTGTGGCACCAGAAGGTAGAGCAATGGTGGCTTGTCCTGAAATTGTCACAGTAGCTAACGAACTCCAGGGAGAACCACCTTGAAAAACAGTTGGCCCACTGGTGTTAACCACTGCATTGAGAGTAGCTGGAGAGATTAAAGTAACCCTTTTAGCTAGGTTAGTTTCATCATGTTCAGCTCTGTGGATCTGTTGCGGGTGCTTGTTCGTTGGCATCTGGTTTAACCTCCTGATCTATAGATAATTGGTTTTGTCGTTCCTCTATGGACTTCCTGCTTTCATCAAGCCTGATCCATTGATAAAGTTTCTTTACTAATTCTTTACCCTTCATTGGAAGCCCAAGGCCCCTTTGGAGCTGCCTAATAGCGTTGTAGGCCATTATTCTATCCCCTCCACTTTGCTTTTTCCCCCATTCATATACAAAATTAACCCTTGAGGCCAGGTGGCTGTCCCTCCTGTCATCGGATTGAATGTCAAAAAAATCAGAAACCCTATGAAAATCAATTTCGTCAAGATAACTCATAATTAAAAAAAGCCCCGAAAATGGGGTCCAACTTTCTAAGTATTACCTTGCCCTAATATAGCAAACATACGAAAAAAAGTCAAACCTTTTTCTTTCTTTGTCTCCTTAATTTATTGCAAAGTTCTATACTCGGACTCCAGGGAGGTTTAAAGACCCTAGTTTTCCTCTTTCTGGTAATTTGCACGAACTCCTCAATGTTTTTAAATAATTCTGCCATCGTTTCTCCAAAGATAATAATAAACAATTAGATGATAGGCCAGGGTTACCAAAGAGAAATAAATTATTTTAATCCCTCTCTGTGTAGGCACTTAGTGTAAATGTCCTTGTAATAATCAACCAGTATCTCGTGGAAACTAAAACTAACAGGCTCAGAATGGCTTCCAGTTTTTCTCTCTCTAACATCCTCAACCATTTCTTGGGAACTATAGTGGCAATGGGTTCTGATATTGGCTGGTCTTATACCATTCCAGTAAAGAATAGGAATCAGAGCTAACAACACAAAAGGCAATAAGCCTGATTTACAATGTTTTTTTAAATGTTTTTTCATCCGTACCTCCTTTCACTTTTCGTTTTATCATACCATGACGTTCAAGTTTGAGCCATTTCCCTTCTTTCCTTAGCTCTGTTCTCCTCTTGTGGTATCCGCTATGAATTAGATTATTCTTTTCCCATCCCTCTACCCGTGGGTGGCTCAATGAGAAGCTTTCGCACGACTGGTCAAGGTAGAACTTGTACCCCTTATTTTCAAAGATCCTATTAAAGACTGAGTACCAATCCATCCCAAATCCTAAAAAGTCTAATCCAGAATCAAAACCGCCAACATCTAGTATAGCCTGTTTCGGAACCGAGCAGAGATTGCCTTCAATGTCAGGATAGTTAACTTCATAGAAACTTCCGAAGTCTTTTCTTTTTCTTGGGTCCTGCCAGGTCTTAGTGGTCCAGGTATCATCAACATACTTGTCGCCAACTGCTGAAACAATAGCTTTTTTATTATTCTCGTAGTGAAACCAAAACTTTGACAAACAATCAGGATTAGCAAAAGTGTGGTCTTGCCATGAGACAATCAATTCCCCCTTGGCACTATCAATCAATTTGTTGTAAATTCTATTAAGTGACCAGAACCCTTCTTTGAAATTATCCTCGATCCAAACTGGTTTATGCTGAAAAGGCTTGAAACTAGACCCAACTAGCCACTCAAAGTCTGTAAATTCCTGCCTCCTGAGGCTCTTAGCGACAATCTCCAGCCCTTTTCTTCGGATTGTGGGAGTTATTATCGAAATTTTCATTTAATGGCCTCCTGTGGCTTCTTTTTAAACGCCTTTCCAGTTTTAGGGTCCCACAGTGGTTCTCCTCTGGTAAAAAGCTCTGGCCCCTGTCTAAATTCGTAATTCATAACCCCCGGCAAATTCTTCCAGCATAATAATTCTGAAGTGTAGCACCGATTGAAAACTTCTGTCTTTAGATCAAGCATCTGTCGGCTCAACGGAATAGTCATTACTTCCTCTTTCCAGGGTTGAGGGTAAACTTTATAAGAACCAGGACATATAAACTCCCAGATATTGGGATAAATCTTTTTGGCTACATTATGGAGCGTGATATGGTACGGAGACTCATATTCTCCCCTTGCGTTGTGGGAAAGAACCATGTCTGGTTTTAAATTCAAAGCTCTAATCTTCTTTTCCCATAACTCTTCCTGCGATGGAGTAGGAGCAATCCCATCATCGTAAAGCTCCAACATATCATACTTAACAATATTCACCCCAAGATGTTGAAAATACTTCATTGCTCTGACAAACTGTGTTCCACGCATATCAGTCTTTGTGCCAGTACAACAGATAACAGTCCAGTTGCATTTATGCCAAACCATCATCGTTCCCCCACAGAAAATAGTTTCATCATCGGCATGAGCCGTTAACACAAGAATATCCTCTTTTCCGCTTAAAATCATTTTGTCCTCTCTAGATAAAGTTTTTTCATTTTATCATAAATAAAAGTCAATCTGTGATCGTAGGTATGTTTGCTATAGACATGAGCCGTACTAGCTTTGTCGATCCTATCAAGATAATCTTCGTCTCTTAAAAGTTCTTTTACTATCTCGACTAGAGCGTCCCTAGAATCAAAGGCGAGGAAGTGTTTGTTTTCTTCACCAATAACATGAATCTTATTATTCCTTTCGTGGATAAGGACCCCTGTTGCCATTCCGTCAAAGGGTCTTCTTGAAACATCGCCAGTTAGAGAATAATTAAAAATAATTTTACCGCTAGTCATTAAACTTATATATTCAACGGTTGGTGTTGGCGGTATTACTAAGCAATTAAAATGCTTCTGTAGTAGCTTAGAGCAGGCCAGTCTTTCGTTATAAAGCCAGTCTAGTCTCCCGCTGATAACAACATCGTGTTTCTTTTTTCTTCGCCTTTTGGTCAATACTGGATCGGTGGCATGAAGAACTACATAGTGATCGAGGTCACCTGGTTTAATGTCATATTTAGGAAAATGGGATGTAAACAAAAAGTCACTGTCGTTTTGAAACTTCCCCATGTTAAAAGCCCTAGGGATAAAAACATCAAGGTCATAATAACCAGTTACTACTTTGCCCTTTAAAAATGGATGTCCCTGGGATTCAATATTTAAAACACAAGCATCTCCTTTTTTGGCTGTCTTAATTGGCATTCCTAGCCTCTTGGCAGCCCTCGTGTAGTATTCACCAGTCGATAAGTATTTATTATGAAGGGTATAGTTTAAAGCTAGAGGAAATGGGTATTTCTTGTTACATAAAGGCTTCATGTTTAATTGGCTCCTTAATTTTATCAACTAAATTATTAACAACGCTCCCTCGGCAAGACCGCACACAACAGTCAAAATCAAAATCCTCAGTTCTCTGTTTCATTTCATTCAAGATTGTTGATAGTGGTTCGGTTTTTAGGTCCCCGACCAGATACTTTTCAACGCCCCTCAGGTGGCAACACGGGTAAACCTTCCCGTCTGTTGATATGCTGGGGATAAAATGTTTAGCGTGGCAGTATTCTGGGAACTTGAAACTAGAATCAAATCTTGTTGGAGAGTGTAAAACCTGAAAGCCTGGCTTCTCATATTGCTTTGCCCTTGCCAGTAATTCATCGCTTTCAAAGAATAATCCATTAAAAGGCCTAATTTGTGCATAATCAACACCCCAGGTGGAAGCCTGTCGCACAGCATCCAAAACCCATTCATTGTCCTTTGATATAAGAAAGGCTGTACCCACGGTACACTCGCCAGAGAGCCTAGCAAGAGTTTTAACGCTCTTGACTATTTCATCGTAGCGGTCAACCCCGTGTACCTTTTTAAATCTTTTCCTGTCGCCTGCGTCAACGCTAACACGAATCCAAGTGCAAAGGTCTGTCAACCCCTTGGCGTTATCTTTGTCAATCAACTGACCGTTGGTAATCAATCCAACCTCCAGCCCCGTATTGCGAATCGCCCAAATAACATTCATATAGTCTGGGTGCATTAAAGGCTCTCCTCCGCCAGAAATTTTCATAGACTTAACTCCCCGGTCTCTCATCTCTGCTGCTATCCTTCCCCAGCCTTCTGCGGTTAAGACACGCCTGTCCACTCTGTTCCCTACGCAACCAGGACAAGCATGATTGCAGTCCTCGGTCAAACTGATATCTATTGAGACTGGACGAGTGATATCTTTAAAGGCATATTCATGCACCCTGTCGAGATATCTTAATACTTTCCTGTTCTGGTCAAAGACATTTCTTTCTTTCATGTAAATAGGTCCCTATGCTCCGTTTCTAACCATAATTGCCACTTCTTCATAAAAGACATTTTTGATTTTACCTGTTCCACTGATTCATTATGCTGCCTTCTCTCTTTGTCAAAGTCCGTCCCTTCTTCCAGCCCAAGGGTATGATGAATTAAAACAGAAGATGGACAATACCAGTTTGTATAACCAGCCTTTTGTAGTGTTAGGCCCAGGTCAGTATCTCCGTAGTAAATCTGACCGTGAACAGTCCAGCCCATAACCTTCTCTAAAACACTTCTCCTCATAAAAGGAAACGGTGACCAGTCAACTTTTTTAACAACATCTTCTCCGGGAACACTTATTTGATATAGCCCAGAAAAGGCATGGCCCCTTGACTGTATTGATCCGTTAGTTAAAAATACTTTCTGAGCCAGAGAACCGACCTTGTAGGTCATTTCCAATTGTTCTAAAAGAAGTATCTGGTTTTTAAGCCAGCCATCTGTTGCCTCCATATCTTCATTAACAAAGATTAGAAACTCTCCAGTGGCTAGTTCAGCCCCCTGGTTGTTTGCAACGTCTACTGGTACCGACTTCTTATTTAAAACAGTTTTTATGTCATCCCTCGTGCCTAGCCATTTCTGAGAACCGTCTTTAGAAGCGTCATCAACCACTATAATCTCGTAGGGGACTTTTGTTTTTCCCTCGATAGAAGAAAGAAACGCTTTTAACGCCTCTAGTCTGTCTTTGCTTGTAATAATTATTGATACTTTTTTTTCCATACTTTTATAATTTTGTCTAAACCGTTAGATAATTCTGTTTCAGGTTCCCATCCAAAGTCTTCTTTCGCCTTATCAGCATTAGAGTTTAAATAATAGACTTCTCCCCTGCCTGGTCGCATTTGTACTTTACCCCATTCAATTTCCCCGCACCAGTCCAATTTAATAGCGATTGTATGGGCCAAGTCTTTAATAGTGACGCCATTTTCTGGACCAGTATTATAAACTGTACCGAAAATTGTCGGGGCACCTTCAACGTGTTTCCACTCAATCATTTTCTTGTCTAAGTCTAACAAATCATCAATATGTAGGAAGTTCCTGATTGAGTCACCAGTCCCCATCTTGATTTTGTCCTTATTCTTTAACATTCTTGAGATAATGGCCTCCACTACGAAAAAATCACTGTCTTCCCTGCCATAGACGTTAGTTTGTCTAACAATTATCACGGGAAAGTCAAAAGAGTGATGAAGATACTTTAAATATAGCTCTGAGGCACTCTTAGCGACTGCGTAAGGGCAGTTTGGTCGAGACTCGACTGATTCATCAAAAGACTCCCTAGGGTGGCTATAACCGTATGTCTCCATAGTAGAAGCAAATATAAACTTCTTTAGCTTAGGGACGTACTGCCTGGCGCTCTCTGCTAATCTAACCGTACCTAGATAATTGACATCCGACACCTCTACTGGGTGATCGAAGCTATATTGGACAGAAGACTGCGCCCCTAGATGATAAATAATGTCTGGTTGGAAGTCTTGCAAGGCCCGGTCAATACTGTCCTTGTCCTTTAGGTCACCAAGATAGACTCTTGAACAGTACTTATTAAGCTGGTCGCTAATACCATTATAGCGAACACTATTGCGCACAAATACACCAATTTTATATTCATCGTGAAACCTCCTTATAAAATGCTCCGCTATGAATCCTGTTGCCCCAGTTACAAAAACCTTTAATTTTCCCACTTTGTCTCCTTAAAATTTATAATAAATGTCTCTTATTCCCCGACCATTTCTTTTTTAACAATTAAAAACATTGTTGGAGTTATTAGAAATAGTTTATCAGTTTTCTTTGCGTAGTCCATTGAAGCTCTCCTGACACTCTTTAGGTTAACATAGTCGTGTCCTAGTATAAAACCGTCCTTTTTAACGAATGGTCCCCAGCGTTCTAAATCATCGAATAATCCTTGATAAGTATGAAGGGCATCAATCCAAAGAAGATGAATCTCGTCCTGCCACTCTACTCTTTGTGTATCGCCTTGGATGAAAGTTACTGGTAAATTCTTTGTTCTCCTTCTCCTGAGCTTGTAATCGACTTTATCAATGGTATAAAGGTGCCCGTGCTTTGCCTTAGCAATCTTACCGATTATCCTTGTTGAACACCCCTTTCCTGATCCCAACTCTACTGCAACAAAATTATCTGGTAACTCAAGGCATATAGTCCTTAGTTTTTCCCGTTCCTCAATGGTCATTGGTGACTTGCTTGGTGCTTTAGGCACGAATTTATCCCTTCTTTAACAGACATTGCATAATGTCTTGCAGTCCAGCTGTTCATAACATCTTCTCTGCCATTTTTATTGGTCTTGTTTTTCATTTTCTTTATTGCTTCGTTTAAACCACCGGGTTCAGCGTTATACATGGTAACCGAATCAGAGTAATAAAGAAGGTGGGGGGCATCATTAGGGACGATACAATGTAATCCCATTGCCAGAGCCTCAAGAACAGTCCTCTGTCCTCCTGCCCATCCTGAAATAGCAACACACTTTGACTGGGCGTAGTAATAGGGGACAAATTCTTGTGGAACGTTCGGAAGGGTCATTACCCCCATCTTAACGCAAGCGTCCCATTCTTCTCGTTCTACCTCCTGAAGGTGCCCGATAGATATTGCCCTCAATCCTTTAACCGCCAAAGCAAACAACTGTTTTCTTTTCCAGGTTGCGTAGGCCCCGATATTGAGAACATCAAACTGCTTTTTCATTTTAATTGGCCTGAAACAGTCCCCGACCCCAAAGGCAAGTCTTGTTTCAACTCCCATTTTTTGTAGTTTCTTTAATCCAATCGCATCCTCTACAAAAACAATATCAAATTTGTGGGCTATTGGGTTTTCGTGTGCGTGTGAAGCAGCCAGAAACAATCCCTTTTTTATCCCCTTGGGAAGCGAGGCTACATATTCGGCTTCTTTAGAAGTAAAACCACCCCATCCAATTACCATGTCATAAAGGTCAATCACTGGTGGCCTTTTGCCTTTGATATAAACATCTAGGTAAAAATCTTCTCCGAGGTACTTTAGAGCGTCTTTTAGCCCATCACACCAGAGATGGTATGAGGGAATCGAGGTTACAACCGCTATTTTAAATACTTTTAATTTCTTCATTTGATGGTGATGAACCTGTTAATGGGTCAACGTGTTGTCTTTTATATTTCAAATTAGTTACGCATATTCTTTTACCGCAAGTTTCTGGGACGTCCCTCATGTCTATATACTCGACTTCCTCCCCACACATTTCGCAGTTAGTTTTTAGTCTTAACATTCTTGGCCTCCTTATTCCTAAATTTAATCCAAAGCAACTTATCTGCCATTTCATTAATATAAAACTCCTTACCTTCCAATAGTCCAGCTATAGATGCCTTCGTGAAAGCTCTGACGTGACCCCTAAGACCCTTCCCGTTCCAGTTGCTAGCATTACCACGTCCATCATCGTATGGTCCGTTTGGAGTCGTGATATAGCACCAGCCCCCAGGATTAGTTAAAGAAAGCAAGTGGTCAATAAAAGCCTTTGGGTCTGCGATATGTTCAATTACCTCGAAAGAAATAACAGCGTCATATTTCCCTTTGTGGTCGAAAAGGTTCTGATTGAAGAACTTAGCCCCTAACTTGAGCTTCTTAGCTCTCTTCTTAGCTGCCTCTATTGCTATAGTGGTCATATCTACCCCGGTTGCCTCTATACCCTTGTTAGAGAGTGTCAAAACTAGACTTCCGACATAACAAGCCAGGTCAACCATCGTCTTTGGCTTCTGTCTCCTTAATTCTTCCATTACCCAGGCGTACCTATGGTAGATCTTGTCGGCATCCAGAGCGAAGCTCTCTGGTTCAATCTTTTCATAATCCAAACAATTATCATCTTTATAAAGAGTCTCGTATTTCTCCGGGTTATAAAGATGGTCAATCATTGACTCAGCTATTTCATCCTTCTTCCCCAGTGCTTTAGCAAGAGCAACCGCCTTGATAGGCTCATCTTTCATTAAAAGTTCTTTCCTTATAACTTTATATGCTTTTTCTAGTTTCATAAACAAGTCTCCTTTAAAAAAATTACTAACTGTTTTTGCGTGTTCTTCTTCTTCCCGTGTTTTTTGTGAAACTCAATATGGCAATCCGCACAAAGTGTTATCCCATTATCAATCGCCAGTCTCAACTCTGGATATTCAGAGAAATTCTTAATATGGTGAGATTGTAGCTTGACGCTCTTTTTTTGACACTTCTGACAATCATAGCCATCCCTTGCTAAAACTGCATCTCTCCACAGCTTGTATTCAATAGATTTTCTTACTTTTTCACTTTCTGGAGATATTCCACCCCTCCAGTTCCAGTGATTCTCACCAGACACTTTTACTATGGATTCCCTAGACCTCTTATAGCCCTTGAGGGTATTGCTTATTTTCCTTTTGGTTTCTTCAGCCATGCTGAACACATGCTTGCCAATATTGGCCTTTCTAATTTTCTCTATATGTTCTTTGGAAAGACTCTTACCCTTCGGCCATGCCATTAGCTGGTCTCCTTTAAACCGTGTTTCTTTTGTAAACCTACTGGTATAAACTTCTCTAGCTCCTTGTCGTGCTTTAATAGGACATTCATTGCGTCTGTTGCTTCGCCACCCTCAAACTCCCTTGACCAGTCCGTAGCAATCTTACTCCAAGAGAATGTCTCTTTAGCCCAAGGACCCATTAGTTTTCTTTGTTCGTCCTGCCATTTAGTGTCCTTTAAGGATTTGATTAAGGCAGCGAGATACTTTTTCTTGACTGCTGGGTCATAAATTTCCCCGTCAATCTTAGTTCCATATTTTACTGTAGTTTCTAGGGCTGCGTAATTGATAACAACTGGCACCGCTCCCCAAAGTTGAGCTTTAATAGCGTTGATACAGTTAATCTCATAAAAGTCAGTAGGATAAGCCCAAATACCGCTCTTTTTAGTCCATTTCTCCATATCTGGTAGTGAAACCCTCCCGTGGTGAGTAATTCCTGGTTGCTCCATTAATTTATTTACCTTATCTTTCCAGGCCATTCTCTCCGGGTTATTAGCGTAGAACTTTTGGAATAACTGCCAGCCGTAGAAAACATTAAGCTCTGCATCTGGCACAGCCTTCTTGACTTCAGGCCACATATTCAAAAGGTGAATTAATCCCCTGTCATAACTAGAACCCCAAATAAGCTGGTGGGGATTATTATTTGGCTTAATCTCTGAGAAGTGTTCTTTAAACCCATTACTAGAAACCATTATCTTCTCGTCTGGAATATCTTTTAAGTTTCTCCTGTGGGCATCCGAGAGGACAATAATCTTTTCAATCTTACTTAGTCTCTCTGGAGTATAGTCTAGCTGGTTCTGAACGTCATGGCACCAGATATAGGTTTTCTTAGACTTAATGTTGGCATCAACGAAATTCGGTTGTCGCCAGCTAATTACAATATTAAAATCGTCTTTTCTGTTGAACTCGTAGTGAGGAAGCCAGTTAACACCGTTATACTCTCCCTTTTCATCGCCTGGGTCAGCATAAACTGTTACTTTCCAACCCAGCCTTTGTAATTCGTTAGAAAGATAGATAACCGCCTCTTCAGAACCTCCGACAAACGCTTGTCCTGGGTCTTTGATTGATAGCGGACTCCATTTCGTCCATCCTGGGCCACAGTAAATAGCAATGTCGTTTTCTCCCCATTGTTTAGGTTTAAGGATAGACTGCCTAAAGGAAACCATAAAAGGATTATCCTCTACTGTCTTAGGCACGGCTGCTAGTAGAGCTTTAAGCTTGTCTTTCTCTCCAGTGGCGTTCAAATACTTGGCAAGTCGAGAAACTAACTGAGTAACAACCTTTTGTTGTCTTAAATAATCTGTAAATTTAACTTGTTTTTGAACATTCTCGTCACCTGGGAAAAACTTTAGCAATTTCTGAGAAGCAGCCCAAGCATCATCAATCTTCGATTTTTTGATCGAGCAGTTATAAATAATATTCAAAGCTCTGACTGCCATGTCTCTTGGGTTAGTAACAAGAGTCGATCTTGGCTTAGGTACCTTAGTAGCAACCTTTACCCAGTGGAGGGCTTTATCCCAGTCTTCTTTCAACATATAATTCAAAGCTAGGCTCAAATATATGGCCGGGAAAACAACTGCCTCATTTAAGGCATTCCAACACGACTTAATACTCTTATTATATTCTCTAAATTCCCGGTAAATCTCTGATAGGTACTCCCAGGCTTGGCATCTTTCCTCTGCCCAGCCAGACTTCCCTAGATATTCATAAAGGAGTTTCTCTGAATTTTTAAAATCAACCTCGGTCCTAAGGTCGTAGTATGCTTTAGCAAGATAATAAATTGGCCTTGGGTCTTTCCTCTTATTGTCGTCAACCTGCTTTTCAAGAATATCGATATTTCTCTTGATAGCCTTTTTCATTCTCTCGTGGTCTGTGATATGAACTACGTCAAAATCCACTGAGTCTGCCCTTTGTACTGGCCTTTGTTCAATTAAAGTCTCGTGAATAGGAGCAACCCATTTAAAGGCCCCGTTATTCCTTACTAGCCTCTCTCTCATATGTTCTATTAAAATATCTCTCACGGTCCCGTCTTCGTTAAGAATTACTTGGTATAGGTAGTTTAAAAATACTGCGTCTAGCTTTTTCTTCTGTGCCATATTAGCCAGGTCCCTCAACTTTTCACCATTCCTAACAATGTCATCAATATCAAGCCAGAAGAACCAGTAATATTCCTCTGTGATCTGGCTCATATTATAATTTCTTGCAGCGGAAAAATCTTTTACCCAAGGAAAATATGAAACTGTGACTTTGTACTTTTCGCAAACTTTCTTTAAAGACGCCAGTTTCTTGTCCGGGAGTTTGTCTGGGTTAGTAATAGTTATGAAGATCCCATCAACAAAAGAAGCAATAGACGCTAAACATCGGTCTAGCATTTTTGCTTCCTCTTTGTTGCCCTTAACGATCATTGAAAGAGCTATTTTATTTGAGTCCATTTTATTTAATTTGATTTTTAAATTTACTGTCTGCTGTAACTGCCTTGCTAAGGTCAGCTTTTAGTTTTCTATCCTCTGCGTTGGCCTTTAAAACTACCCTAGAGGCACTGTGGCCTCTGGTTTCTTTTGTCATTTTTTGGTCTTTTACTTTCATCTTCATAAGTATAACACACCTCCCCTATCCTTTGTCAACACGCTTTTTATCAGCGACTAGAAAAAATGGAAATCTTCTGGCAAAAGCGTGGTAGAACTTTTTATCAAAAACCAGTTCTTGTGGGGTGTATAAAGCCCTGAGGCCGTTGATAATCTTTGAGGGGATATCTAACAAATAAGTTAAATAACCACCTGTCACTTTATCTTTCGATACTCCCCTGAACCTCTTGTTAAAGACCTTAGTGTTCTTTCTGCTTTCCCGTAAGTCTTTCATCCTAATAATATGGGCTTCTCTCGTTGGCTTTCCGTGTCCCCAAATATCTACCATCTTCTCAACTACGGGCCAGAAATTGCTACCATGCTTCTTTTTCAAAGCAATGAGACTATCTGCTGCTGAAACCGCACCTGCGGGTCTTATCTTTCCGTTTACTAGAGCTGTAATCATGCTTTTAAATAATTTATAAAATGGGTGGTTGTGGTACTTCTCTAGCTTATTTGTTAACTAGAAATTGCCACTCTAGCCTCCACCCGTAGGCATAAAATTTAACCAGTCTGATTGTAACCGCTTCTCTTAACGCCTGTTCTTTCAGCCAAGAACTCGACTGTTGCTTCTCCGACAATCTGACCGTTCTCACGGTCACCATCGACAGCTAACATCTTCCTTACAGGTTGTCGCAAGAATGCAATTTTGTACTTGTCTTCCCTAATTCCGAAGAAATGGGTTGTCCCAGCACTGTTATTAACATCCTTATGAGCCATGATTCTGTGTACTCCTCCGTCAGATTCATAGACCATGACAGGTCGAGTAAGTTTCTTATCCTTAGCATCAACATAACGAGTAGAACCAGCAGTAAACGTAGAAACCTTCTGCTTTAATCCGAAAGGCATCAAAGCCAAGTCCCATACGTCACCCTGACCAACATCGTCCCAAGCGTCTTTAACCATTGAGTTGAACTCTACTTCAGATAGAGATGTTCCAGAGCTTCTAGCAGTAGCGTGAGTTGTCACGTGTTCCTGCAAACCGCTCATTTGACGACCAATACCAGAAGAACCAGAAGCTAGTACACCATTGATAAGTGAATACTCTAGCTTATTTTTCCATCCAGTAAGGGCTTTCCCTGCTTGGTAATCAAGTGGATTCGCCATCCCTGCAACGTCAACATTAATCTCAGTACCAGAAACACGAAATGTTTCATCGATAATCTGAGTAATGTTAACCCTTCTTGATGGTTGAGTAAGGTCTGCATAAGTTGCAGCAGCACCTTCGATTGCAGCGCTCACGCTTGTTGGGCGTGAGATGTAATCTTCAGGCCATTCGTGAAGAGTCTGCGTAGCGACAGCAACTCCCAACATGGTTGAAAGTGGGTTCGCATCAGGACTAACATCAGAAATAATGTCAATTAGGTCCTCTCTGCGAACGGAATCTTGATATGTTTGTAATCCGTATGCCATATATTAATTTATTCACCTCCCTTTAAATCGTACTTGCAACCGTCTTCTTCCAAGGAATACTTTTCATCCTCTCGGCTATTGCGCTGCTATCACCCTGACGGGTTCTTACAGCCAGATCATTTTGAGCTACTGCATCAGCAGGTACCCTGTTTTGATCTGAACGGTTCGGTGTTTGTAAAGACGCCTGTTGTTTAGACGCCACACTAGCATCAGCTTTGGCCTTAGTGTTATCACCCTTCCCTTGAACCTCCATAATTGCCTCCTCTAAAGATAATCTCTGACCTGGGGTCTTCCCATAATCTTGCGGGTTGACCATCGAGTCGTAAACTAATGCACGAGTTTTGGCCCTCAGCTTTGGATCAGTCTTCAGTTCAGGGAACTTATTATAAGCCTCCTGTTCCTCTTTCTTCTCCGCCTCCTGCCTCTGCTCGGTAACGGCCTTTTTAGCCTCATCAGCCTGCTTTGCAGCAGTATTGATCACCTTATTAAACTTCTCAACATTCACCATCCCAGTTGAAGGATCGACATAGTCTTTTTCCGTCACCTGCTTTGGCGGTGTCTTAGGCTGGCTGTTCAAGAGTTCTGCTTTCTCCGCTCTTTCGTTAGCAAGTCTGAGTTTGTTTCTCAACTTCTCAAACTGCTCCGTAGTACGGGCAGAAACACCTTGAGCTAATCCATTACCAGTTTCCTCAGGTTTGGTCGCCCCAGGGGGTGCCTCCTGTTCCTGTCTCGCTGGCTCCGGTACTTTTTGTTCTGAAGTAGGCATTGCTTCGGGTTGAGCTTTTTCCTCAACCGCTGTTATAGCCTGTGTTCCATCGGTCATTTTGAAACTCCTTTCATATTACAATTTTGCGTGCTGAATACACGGACCTTAAATAATTTCCAGCTTATAGCTGGCCTCTAGTGCGTATTATAGCATTAAAGGCCAAATATAACCTAAATAACGAATTTCTTCCCCTTGTAAATGTGCCCCTTCTTAACAACCCACCCTTTAGACAGAAAGAACCCTGCTCCGCAGTCTTTGCACTCTGCTTCCTGCCCATTCAGATGAAAGAAATGCTTGCAATCCCTCAATTGAGGTTTAATTGCAATCTGGTTAGCCCCTTCCCAAAACTCATCTTCATTCCTTGGGAGATTGTCTAGCCTTTTTTGTTTTCCGTCTCTTGGCCCCATTTTTCCCTTTAAATAATTAAGCTCCAAAAACACCCTCGTTTTCTGTTTGATAACCTCCTGAATCATCGGCAGTCCTGTCCTCTTCAACGTCTGACGCAGCATTTTGTGCTACTAGACCAACAATTATTCCATCGTTCATGTTACTCATTCTCTCGTTAGGACCGATAAAATAAGACTGACCGTCAAAATGAACAGTCACACCACTAGGACTCGATTTGTCATTTTCTGGATGACCCAAGGAAATTCTATTATGGATATTTCTAATTCTTTTACTCATTGTTACACCTCCTTTATTGACCTACTGTCCCGCAAATAATAATTGATTCACCCTCGTCCTTAGTTTCTTCGCCTTTGTACTCGGCTACACCGAAACCCTTGATAGAACTAATATTCTCGCATTTGCACTGTTCCATTTTGTCTCCTTTTTCACTCCAAGGCCTTGGAGTAACTATTTTATAATCTATTGTCCGATTCTTGCTTTGTTTACTTTTTCCTTTTTCATCTCCCTTATACTCTTGGCAACCTGTCCCGCACTTTCTATTTCTTCTAAAATCTCCGCAACAACCTTTCTCAGGGCGCTTGTTGCCATCGCAGCATAAGCGAACTCTTTAGTTGTCTTAAACTCTGCCGGGTCGGGGAACACTTTGTCCCGCTTGGCCTCTAACAACGGTTGGAGTACCTCCGCCCATCCTGGGTGCTTGGACATTCCCACTAGCTTGCTGGACTGATCCAGCGCTTGCTCCTCCTGTTTGTTGAGTTTCATCTATTACCTCCTCTGCTTTTTCAAAATATTTTTCTGCGTCTTTCATTCCTGCGTCCTCAAAGAAATCTTCAAGAACCTCTTTCATTTTAACCTTATAACCTTCCCTTTGCAAGAGTCCTGTAACGTTCGGATCCTTGATTGTCTCTATCATTTTAGACTTCAAGGCCAATAGTTGAGAATCGTTTGGAATACTCATTGATTCTACATCTGGGATATAGTCGTAATTTCCCGACATATCTTCTTCTTCGAGAATAAGTGAAGCTGTTTCTCCACCATCTTCAACCTCCATTTTTGGTTTACCATCTTTTGTCTTATGCATCGGCTCCAAGAAATCTTCAGCCTTGACCTGAACGCCATTACTCTCTGCAATCTTAATTGCCTCTATGCCTTCTTCTGTAATTGCCATCTGGTCTAATCCCCTTCGTTGGAAATAACGAATAGCATCTTTGCCTGAGATACGAATTATCCTCTCCTTTTCCTTTGGGTCATTGAAGAAGAACTGTTTGTTCATTAATTGCCAAAGAGTCATTTGTCTTTTAATTGATTCAGATAATGCTAACTGGTTGAAGTTATCCCGTGCAAGTCTCTGAGAGGCTGTATCACGCACTTCTGTCGCTGTCTTATCTTCCCTACCAGGTGCGAGGTTAGACGTGGCTGCACTGGCCTCTCCTAGCCCCTCCTGCATTGCTCCAACTAAAAAGCGATATGTAGAGGCAAACTCAGTTACTCCTTTGACTGAAGTCGTGTGAGGTAAAACATCTGTTGCCGGGTCATTCATAATCCATTTCTTGCCCATTCCAAATTTAATCGTATGCATTTTAACCCCTGTAGCCCGGACTTTTAGGATCGGGTTAAGGCTCCTGTTAATTGAATCCAAATATTGAGAAATTAAAGCGTTGATTGCCTGTTGTTCAGAAGCAACTGGCTCTAGTTCCGGCAATCCATAAAGGTCATCATCAACCTCGTAATATTTAAGCATTACAACTGGAATTTGACCATGTTTGTATGGGTTGCGGATATCCCGGAGTATAATACCGTGCTTTGGTGCGAAAGTAACCCATCTGTCTTCTCCGTATTCAGTGACAACCTCAATTACTCTATAAATCTCGTCCTTACCCAAATAATCAGTAAGTCCTTTAATTGATTTATTTCTTGATGCCCAGTTCTGATCCCTTGAGTCCATTTTGCCCTTTGACTGGTTCTTGGTAAGTATCTTAACTGAATCCTTGAGGATAGAAAGGTTTTTGTAGACTGGCTTTGACCTGCTTGCATCATTGACTCTCTCCAAGTCCTGAATAGTTTTATATTCTCTTGACTGGAACCAGTTCTTGATAATTGAATAAGATGGGTTAGGTAAACAATCTCTGTTTACTAGGGGATTAAATGTTGGACCGTCAAAATAAACTCTTCTTTCGTCTCCGGCTTCATAACCTGGCCTGGTTTCATAATGCCAAGGGGCTATACCAAAAGAAACGCCATACTTCCTGGCGTTCTGATCCATTCTTGCCCACCTTGCCAACATTGAAAAGCCATCTAGCCTAGCTACCTCATCCCACTGAAATGACAAAAGTTCATTATTGATTTTTGCTCCAAGCGAATCGCCACCTTCACGGGGTACCATTCGGCCTCTGAGCTTTCTTGCTAGAAGTCTTGCGGTCTTTTCAAAAATAGCGGTGAAACTTCGGGGGTCAAAAACCATTGAATCGTAGGGCCAGTTCTCTTCGTTTATGTAAGACCTGACCATTTCGTCGGTTTTGTCCATGCCGGGTATACGAGCTTCAAGGTCCTCCTTTGCCATTGAGTAATGGCGGACTACCTCAGAAAATCTCTTGCGTTCCGCTTTTGTACCTTTTATCAAAAATTCTGACATAATATAAAAAAATAAAGAGCCGCATCATTAAACACGACTCTTGGGTTTCTAACCTCTGAGCTTCTTATATATCTTAATATCTTTAATTAAAAAAGTCAAGTTCGCTCTTCCCAAAACAAGTTAAAGCTAGTATCTCTGCTACCCTCTATCTTCACATGGCTTATTCTATCATTTTGAATTGAGAGCTGAACTTTTCCATGCCCTCCTGCCTCATGCACCTTGATAAAAGCGTCCATTACTTCCATTACTGCTGGTAGGTTGATACCAGTCTTCATTACTGCGCTCTTAAAAGCAATCCATTGTCCGTTGAACTCTTTTTTGCTTAAATGGCTTATCGTTGGTGTACTATTCATTTTTTTCCTATCCTCCATTTGTTATTATAATCTGCTTGGTCAAATTTTTCATCTTCTGTCTCCATTGAAGTCGGCTGTTCCTCAATCAGCCTAGCTAAAATAGCTAAAGAAATAACTCTATCGTCATGGCAACCGACCTGAGCCTCTGGCTTGCCAGTTTTCTCGTCCCGATAAAAGGTCATTAATTCTTCAATAGAATCTTTGTCATAAACCTTTAAACCCTTATCGGTAATCATTGTTTGTAAGTTAGACAACATTAATGGCCTCGTGCTGGATGTAGTGAGCCATCCCTGGTCGTAGCCAGTTTTGTCGGTTAACTTGTCGTGTGTCTTCCTCCTGTATATATTTCCGTAACTCAAACCCTTGAGGCCTGTTAGAACTCCCATTCCTAAACCGTTCTTCTCTGGTGCTATGACTGCATTGTTGAACCATCTACCAGCGGTTGCAAGATTAGCTGCCAGCTCTCCAGAATCTAAATGCCCATGAAAAGTAGCAATAACCTCATTTGTTTTTCTTTTCAACACTGATGCTGCTGAATAATCAGAAACCTCACCAATATCGCAGGTAATTATGTAGGACTCTCCTGGTCGTGGTAATTCCCAGAACTTCCAATACCCCTTTGGGTTTTCGTCAATATGAATTGGGTCACCTGCCATTAAGTACCCGATTTTTATAGGAGCCTTCACTAGGTGGTCCAAATACCATTGCAGGTTTTCTAGGTTAAAGAATGGTCTGCCAGAGGCTATAAACGCCTCTAAGGGGGTCAGGGGATACTCCTGGTTAAACAATGACTCCTCCGCAAACTCTTTCCGCTTATCGTCCAGAAACTTATTATCATAAAACTCTCTGCTGAAAAAATGAGGCTTAAAGTTTGATTCGCCCCTCTCTGCCCTGACCCATTCCCTGTGATAGTAATTACCTATCCCGTTAGCTGTTGACTCAAAGATTATCCTACCGCTCGGTATTACTGACTGCATAGCACCTAAACATATTTTCTCCGGGTCGTTGGCATAGAAAGCTGGTTCTGAGAAATGCAGATTAGTGATTGTCTCTCCTCTGAGTAGACCCTTGGCTCCTGCTGTCTGAATGTAAAGCGTTGAGTTTAGGGCCTCATTGACCATTTCCCGTCTTGAGCTATATTTCAGAGGGATATCAATGCCCTTGTCAGCCAAAGTTTGAAGAAAGAATTTCGCCCTATCAAAGAGTTTTATTGTTGCCTCTGTCTCATGGCTGATAACAACTCCCCTTGAGTTTTCTAGGGTTAAGAAATCTACCAGGAAAATAGCAAGAATCAAAGATGAAAAGCCCTCTTGTCTAGCTTTCAAGATAAAGTCCCGGCCAGTCATTGTTTCAATGAATTTCGATTGAGCCTTATTCAGAATAAAAGAAACTCTTTTATTATCTTTGTCGATAATCTCAAAACTTCTTTCGATATATTTCCTATAATCCATTATTCCACTCCTCCAGGGTTATTCTCCGACCAGAGCCGGGGGTAGGGTTCTCCCCATTGTCTGTGCCGTCAAGCCATTTCTTTGCTGTTTCTATAAACTTATGACGAGTCTGGTGGTCAGGAGTGGTGATAACTTCCTCCCCTGACCCAAATGATTTATCAGCATCGAGACCATCCTGTATTTTATCAATCAGTGTCCCCATGCTCAGACCCTTTCTTTCCATCAGTTCCCGCAGTGTAAATTTAGCCTTTTTTAACAATCTTGAAGCCATTACAGCAGCAGAGCCATAAGTAGCTGAACCGTATATTTTAAGATAGGATTTAGTAGCATTTCCTGTCTCAATATACTCTTTCAAAAACTTCCTTTGCTTAACCGTTAGTTTTTCGACTACTGCCAGTGATGACTGGTTCACTATTTTGCCTCCTTGTATGCTGCCATCTGTTTTACACAGCCCAGGCAGATATCAATGTCTCCAGGTACTAGCTCAAACTTTCTTTTGACTATTACTTCCTGCAAAGAAAAGTTTTTTATATAATACTTCGTAAGCGAAAGCAGTCCCAGTTTTGGCTTTGTTGGGCTAGCATACTGCTGTTCTGTAATTATCTTATCACTGAAAGCCTCAATCTGACTCCTAAAACAATTAGAACTGTACTCTCCGCAAAAATCACAGGTTGCTCCAACAACCCCTACTTTAGACTCGATCTTTTCCTTTTTGAATGTTAGTTTCATGTTTATTTCCTTTCTCTGTCGAAGACATCTCCGACTAAAATTAATTGTGTCATTAAAATCAAAAATAATAGAAAATCTGTCATGTTACTCCTATCGTAAATCTCTCTTTAAATAATCTAAATACTTTTCAGTCATATTTCGGTAGAACTCGTTAAAGCTCCCCTTTCCCCCCTTCTCTCTCCAGATAACAAATAATAACGATCTGATTCTTTTACTCTGAGACTTATGGCCTATCGGTTTATCAATTCTAAACTCTTTAGCCTCTGGGTCGTCTACCGGGTTAAACAGTGCTTCCAGCTCTACCCCCTGTAAGTCCATAAACTCTGCTCTTTCTAGCGTTGTAAGTTCCGGGGTTGACAATGTTAGCCCCAGAGATTTATCAACCTTTGACCTTATGCTTGTTAGTATAACTCTTGTCTTTATCGTTTTCATGTTTTGCTTTCTAAATAATTAATTGACTTTGTTGATAATCCTACGAGGTTTGCAAGGCCTTGCAAAGTTATATGCCTGGTGTGCAGCCGGCTGCACTTTTTTAAGCCCTCAGGGTCCCCCCCAAGTAGCAAGTTATCACTACTGAGAGGGGTCCTCAAAGTTTAAACTACATTACCATAAATCTTCCTAGTTTATTCCTCGGCTTTAACAATGCGTTAATCCTGGAGTGGTCAGAGTGCAATAATAGCTGTAGGTTTTTTAGCTTATTATTCATTTTGTCCCCGTCCCTGTGATGGACGTCTTCCTCCGACTTTAAAAACCTCTTAATCGACATTTCCATGACCAACCTATGCTCGTAAACATATCCGCTATCGAAACTGTATGGGTGGTTAGGCACCAGAACGCAAATATAACCGTTTTTAGTTGTCCTGCCTACACAGGCCCTTCTTTTTCTTTCCATCATATCTCTCCCCTTAAAAAACTGGACTCGGAAGTCCGAAAATAATTGCTATGCCAATAACGGCAGCTGTTAAGCCAATCAGCATTGCGTAAAAGTCTCTAGTCATTCCCCCTCCTTTCTTTTGTTATATCAGTATAACATATGATGACACTTGTTTTAAATTGGTAATTCATCTAGTTCCCCCTGTTTCTCTTCTTCATTAAATATTTTCTCTGCTTCAGCTACTTTCCTAGTCATGCCATTCTCTATGTCCATTTCAACAAATCGTGACTTTCCACCTTGGAAAACCATTCTCACGCTATTTCCGCTTGGTGCGTGCCTGAATGTATCGAGCAGAATCATTGACATTGATGAAATCTGAGAATCACCGAATTTCTGGAATGGTCGCCATACTAACAAGGCACCGCTTATCTGTGAGTGTGCCCCTCCACCGCCATAGACGTCTGAGAGAGATGGTTTTCTTACAACCGTTAGCGACTCTTCAAAAATCTTCTGTGGATTGTTCTCTGTAATCATACCCCTAACTCCCTGAGGCGTCTCGTTAAAAACTACCTGTGGCTTAGTGTGAATAACAAAGAATATAACCACTCCCAGCTCTTTAGCAAAGTTAACAATCGTTGAGACGCAACTAGCTAAGTTCTCCCAGCCTGATCTATTCCCCTTTGCTTGAGTATTGTAGGTTGTTAGATTGTCTAGGAAAAATACCTTTGCCCCTTTAGAAGCAAAAATTTCCATTAGTTGTAACGTTCTTGCAAAACTTATCTCGTTTTCAAGGGTCAGATCAGAGATACCAGCATATTGAATATTGGTATTCTTTTTTGACCACTCCCTTCCGATCATGTAATCTGCCTCTGCTTCGCTTATCGGCCCATTTCTCTGTATTGACGACATTCTGTCAACAAACTCCCTATCAGTCAACTCAGTATTCAGAAAAGCGATATTCTCCCCTGATTGAAGTAGGCTGTCTGCAATATTCATCAGAAAAGAACTTTTGCCTGATTTTTCTAATCCAGCCACCAGGTAGGTATTGCCAACTCTGAACCCGTTTACAAGCGAATCTAGGAGTTTAAAGCCTGACTGTACGGACTCAACTGGCTCAGTGTCGGTTAACCTCTCTGACAAAGGAACCACATCAGCCCCCTTAGCGCTCTTTAGAAGGACGTTGAAGTCATCCTTTGTATATCCCATCCGAAAATAGTCTGACCAGTCTTTCCCAACCTTCTCAGGGACGCAAAGTTCATAGCACCGTCCCCGTCCTAGTAGGTTAGCAGTCTTGGTAAATCCCTCTTTTCCAGCCTTGTCGTTATCATAACCAATATATACTTTCTCGATTCCCTCAAACTGTTCAACCCATTCTTTTTTAAATGTTGAGGCCCCGTTAGTTGTTGTCCAGACCGGGTAGCCTGTATTTTGCCAGACAACTATTGCGTCAATCTCTCCCTCAACTAAAATTACCTTCTTAGCTGCCTTCGTAGTCTTGAAAAGGCAAGAAGTTGTGCCGGGCTTGTGGACAAACTTTTGGTCTTCGCCAAACACTCGGTATTTCATTCCAGTCGGTAACGGAATTACTAACCTCTTTTCCTCTGCCACTAAACCGAACTTCTTCTGAGTTTCCTCTGTTATACCCCTATTACTGAGATATTCTTTCGGAGTTTGTGGTTTCTTGAAGGTGGTTTCTGGACTAAGAAATTTAACCGCCCCCTTAAAATCTAATCCTTTAACCTGCATAATCATGTCTAGTGTGTCACCCTTGATCCCACACCCGAAGCATTCAAACCTATTAGCTTTAGGATAAATAACTAAACTAGGTTTACTGTCTTCGTGGCTGAAACACTTGGTTGCTCTTGTATTTCCAGAATAGCCCTCTAGTTTAAGTCCTAGCTTTTCGGCAACCGAAACAATCGGATAATCCTTTTTTATTGTTGTTAAATCAATCATGTCTTTTCCCCCCTTAGTAAGTAATTAATGTTTGGAGCAGAACCCTGTTTAGTTTGGTCCATCATATCAAAAATATGTTTCTGTCCTTCTTTGGTACTTGCAAGTTCAACCAACTTTTCAGTTCCCGTTTTCCGTTTTTCCTTAGATTGAATAAAAGGTTTTTCTTTATCTTTCTTTACACTCTTATCTTTCTTTACACTCTTGTTAGTGGTTCCCGTATGGTTTTCGTTTGGTTTTCGTTTGGTTACGGTATGGCTATTTGTTTGGTTAGAATCATCCAGATTTACCCAAAAATCATAGTTTTTAATCGTAATTATGCTACAATTCCTTGTTCTCTGTTTGGTTATTAGTTTGGTTAGATTTTCCAATCTTTTTAATGCGCCTCTCACTTTTCCTGCTTGACCCCTGGTTAGGCCGAAGCAATTAGCTAGTTCAAATCGTCCTGCAACACATTGTCCTCTTTCCAGATTTACATAGTCTTCACCAACCGAAACAGTCCTTTTTTTATTACTACTTCTTATCAGCAATAATTGAAAAACAGTTTTATCAAAAGGTCGGCTTTCTAGTTCTTCAATGAATACTGGAATTGGTTGTTTCCAAGATTTTTTAGTTTCCATGACTGTCCCCTTCTTCTTTAATAGGAATTTTTAGGAACCCTTCACCTTCACAGGTTGGGCAATCCTTGCTTCCGTAATGAATTTTTTTGTACCCCTTACATAGAGGACAAGTTTGTGCAAAATAAGCTGGCTTTGGCGAAGCGTTGTCGTCTGTTGTTGTCATTGTTGTTCCTTTCTTTAAAAATAATTACTTACTTAACCAGGCCCGATACTCCTCTGTAGAGTACCTGCTGTATCTTGTCAGAAATCCGTCTGCCCAGTCCTTAAAGTTATCTTGGGCAAAAGAGTTCTTTGCGCCTCTTAGTTCTTTGGCGATAGCATTTCTTTTTTCGTTTGTCATTTTTCCCCCTTATTTATAATCTTCCTGTCGTCAACTATTCCACAAAATTCACACTTTGGACTCCTGGCCCTGTCTGCACCATTTACTGTCTTTGTATCCCAAATATATTCTTGGCTCCATTTATGTTTTCCGGTTATAGTGTTAAAACATTTTTTCATTTTTCCCCCTTCTTTTTAATATTTAAGTTATCGTTGGCGGGGTTGTTGCCTTGCGAAAACAACCCAACCCGCAAGACTTAAAAAGGCAAATCTTCAAATCTAGTATTTTTAATTTCTTCGTTTGTTCTCTTAACGATTTTAGAGAAATTTTCCATACTAACTGATAATTCGTTGAAAGCACTAAAAAACTTTTTAAGAGCTTGTTGTTTTCTAAGTTTCATACGAGCTTCGCACTCTACACAAACGTGTTTTACTCCGAGTTCTCTATGCCATTCCATGCACGTTGCTGATACACACTCAAAACAAGTGTTGTCTCTTTCGATTGCTTTAAATCCGTTGCATTCTTTACAAAGTTCCTTTTTCATATTCTCACCCCCCTTCAATTAAAAATAAATTATTCGCCTTTCAAAAAACCTAAAAGATTACTTCCTAGTATTCTCCACTCCTTGGCTTTGACTGCCTTGATTTTACCCTCTCGGCAGAACCGAGCAATGGTCTTTTCGTGAATATCAACCATTATTGAGACTTCCTTGGCATCATAAACCCTGTTTTCTTCTATTCTAGGCTTACTCCCTAGTGCCGCTACAAGCTCTACCTTGGCTTTATCAAGCCTTTCAAAACTTACTTTTTCCCCTTCATTTTGTTTGTCCATGTTTCCTTTCTAACTTATATCTTATCTTAACTGTTCTTATTATTGCATATTAAATATCCCATGTCAAGGATTTTGGGGTACCAATTTGTGCCTAAAGTGGAGCAGTTTTTAGTAATTTTCTTTTTTAAATGCGTTAAATGCTTTTATGAGGTCCCCCTTGTTGGTGTACCACCCTTCGTTTATAAAGTTTACTTTTTTACCTGTGATATCTTCAAACCTACCATAGTACACCTTGAGATAGTATTTGGCGGGTTTTTTGGCTGTGGTTAGCTTTATCTGATTAAGGAAACGCCTTCTACGGCTCTCTTTGGCATAAAGTCGTCTGACCTCTTTGCCGTCTGACATTGCTATAAAAGAATATTTATACATATTTTTAGCTTTTGATAACTGCTAGTGGCGTAAGCTCAACCAGGACCTTGACTAAGTCTTTCTGGTTGTCCATAACTTCCCGAATATCTTTATAACTTCCAGGTGCTTCGTCCAAGTCGTCTTCGTTCCTGATTCCATGAATAATACCCTCCATTTTCTTTTGTTCTTCGGCAAGGTTTAGAGTTCTTTTAGCCTGCTTCCTACCCATCTTTCTACCAGCACCATGAGAACAGGACATAAAAGACTCTTTATTCCCAAGACCCTCTACAATGTAACTCTTGGCTCCCTGTGACCCTGGAATGATACCCCTGAGGCCCTTAGAGGCTTTTGTAGCTCCCTTTCTATGAATCCATACATTGGTACCATAATGGTTCTCTAAAGAGGCATAGTTGTGGGCGATGTTTATAGAATCTTCAATCAGGGGAAAGACTGTTTTTGATGTTAGGGTTTCAATAAGAACATCGACAACCCGTTTCATCATTAGTTTTCTGTTGGCTAGGGCAAAATCAACGCAATATTTCATGTCCTTAATATAGTCGCTTGCTTCCCTAGAGCCTATGGGTAGAAATGCCAGCTCCCAGCTTTTGGGTACGCTTGAGTGCCATTTTTCGTTGAGGTTAACCGCTAGTTTATTATAATAGTTGGCTACCTTGAAGCCTAGGTTTCTCGAACCTGAGTGAATCATAATCCAAATATGGCCGTCTGAACCCTTCTGAAACTCTATAAAATGGTTGCCCCCACCAAGCGTGCCAATAGACTTCAAGGCGTTGGTAATTTGCTCTTGAACGATAATGCTGAACCCAGTTGGACTAGGTAAAAGGGAAACTTCTTGTTTTTCTTTGTGCTTATTAAACCCCACTGGAACCGCTTTTCTAATCTCCCCCATGATCTTTTTAAGAGTATCGGTTTCTATTTCTTTTAAAGAAGTCTTAACTGCGCACATACCGCACCCAATATCAACTCCTACGGCGTTTGGGACTATCACGTCTTTAGTAGCCATCACTCCGCCAATAGGCATACCGTAGCCCTGGTGGGCATCCGGCATTATTGCAATATGACGAAAAGCAAAAGGAAGGTTGGCGAGGTTTCTGGCTTGTTCCCAGCAGCCTTCTTCAATATCTGAAAGCTCGTTGACCCAGAGCTTAATTGGTATTCTTTGTGAATTATCTACTTTCATACTTTACAAATAAGTTTACTATTATATTACAATTTTTTTTGCCCAGATTTCGACTATTTTCTATAAAATCTGCCCAGATTTACCCCTGGGGTTGAGGGTGGTGTTCTTATTAACCCCAACTTAATATGGAGCCTGCTTGCCTTATTCTTTTTATTCGGGCAAACCCCCACAACTCTCTATGCCTATAAAATAAGAAGGTTCAAGTTCGTTAACCTCCATTCGGTTGGTTAACTATTGTTAACTAAAAAACCCTCTTGTCTGGCAGACCCTAAAGAGGGGGGTCTAAATTGTCCGCCAGAAAAAAAGGTTTTCCACCCCCTTAATAACTAATCTCTATAACTCGGTTGACTAAATATATTATCTCAAAAAAGGCATACGTTGTCAAGTTTAAATGTGCGGGGCGGGTTGGGACTTGAACCCAACGACCTGCGGAATAGCCAAGGATGCCCCGCAGATACCTTTCCAGTACTTTTCCACTCGGTCACCGCCCCAGGTTACCATCGCTTAATTATAAACTCTCTTATAGATAAGACGATGACTGCTGAACCAATAACTCCCAATCCCCACCAGTACTCTTTATCTAAAAACAAGAGTCCGGCTTCAATGAATAGGAAATTAGACAATGATTGAAATGTAACCTTGGCTGTACTTATTTTATTATCGAACTTTTCTTTTGCCATACTTCACCTCCTTTTTTATTCTTCAACTTCCCCGAAGATTATAGCCCTCTTTAAATAACTCATGTCGTTAACCAATACTGCTTGGCCTAGTTGGATTTCTTGTACCGCTTCGGCAATCTTTTCCACTTGCTCTAAAAGTTCCTCGTCAATTTCAATCTTAATTTCTCTGACTGATTCCTCATAGTCATTTCTTAGATTGACGCCATCTTCGACCATTGTTGACTGTTTGGCTTCAACCTTTGTCATTCTATTATTCCAAGATAAAATAGCCCCGAAAGTAGGAAGGACAATCACAGTCACAACCATCACGAAAAACTTGAAGTTGTCTTTGAATAACTGGAATGTTTCCTTGCTAAAAAATCTTTTCTTCTTTTTCATTTCTTTCTCCTGACTCTAAGGAAAGCCTTAATCTTCTTAACATTTACTTTTTTTACTTTTAGAGTCATTCTAACTTTTTCTAGTCTTGCTCTTACTCTTGTTAGCTTTTTCCTTGGCCTCCTGAATTTAATTACTCCTTTTTTACAGGTCATTTTTCACCTCCCTCCGAAATTAGTTTTTTAATTTGTTTGTAAACTATATCAGATATTATTTTCTTGGCTCTCCAGTCTTTTACGAGAGCGTTCTTTTCCTTGTTTGTTTCTAGCTTCATTAATTCATCAAAGATAAAATTAGCCCTTGTTCCATCCATCACTGGAAGCGTCTTTATTGAACGTTCAAGCGAACTTAACCCAGCCTTTGCCTCAGTTACTACTGTTTTTAATTTCTTATAAAGTTGTGGGTCAGACTCTTTTATTTCTCTTGCTCTAGCATTTGACTCAGCTAGAGGTAGTGCAGACAGTTCTTCGTAAAGTTCCTCTGCTGTTCTTTTTCGTTTTACACTCTCTGACCTTGATTCTTCTCTTAATTCATTGACTTTTTCAAATTGTTTGTTTGTTGCAGCCCCGCCCCTGATATCAAGAAACCTGCTAGTCACTGGTTCTACTGTACCACCCTTTATATCGCCACTCAAAAGCTTTGCTGCTTGTTTTCCAACGCCAGCAGTCAATCCCTCTACTACTGATTGTGCCCTCAGTGGAGAGATACCTAGCTTGCCAAGTTTCTTGAAGACTTCTGGGGTTGATTCTTTGAATTGTTGCCCCGGCTCTACCCCTTCTAGCGATTTCGGAATTATTGGTCTATCTTGAAATAACAGTCTGTTTGAAAACTGCTCTGTTAGCACTTGTACTCCAGGCGGTAAAACCGTTGAAAGCGTTTTTCCCAGCCTTTCCCTGCTTGTTGGTAGTCCTATAGGTGAAAGGTTCTCTAAAGTGTCTGCAAACGCACCTGAGAGGCCCTGGGGGTCCCTATTGTCAGCATACTCTAAGAATGACCTTGTAATATTGGCAAAAGGAGTCAACTGATGCCCTCTTGGTATTTTAATCCCCTTTATAAGCTCTCCGGCTTGTTTTTCCTCTGGTGTTCTGTCTCTGGCAAGAATAATCCAGTTGTTATCTTTTTCATATGATGGAATATCTTTGTAGTCTTGGAATTTACGGTTATGACGGTACAAGAGAACTTCTGGGGCAATAATCATCGACCCGATTGCAACCATTGCTCTTTTGGGGTTCTTTCTAACGAGAGTTACCAGTCTATCAACACCTTGAATATTAGCGTTTAAAAATGGAATTACCTGGTTCAATATCTTGATAGAGTCTCCCGACCTGGCAAAATCGATAGTAATATCTCTGCTCTTGAGTCCAGCTTCAAGCGTAGACTCTCCCCTAGCCAAGCCTACCTTAAACCTGGCGAGTCTTGTTGACTGCTCTCCTACTCTATTAGTAAAGTCGATCAATTCTTTTGGTTTTGAAAGTACTTGCTGTATAAAACCAGGTTTAATCCCGGCTAGTTCTTTAACGCTCTTTTGTGTTTTTCTAAATATCTGAGAGGTCATGGTTGACCTAGCAGCCCCAGAAGACAACCAATCTAAATATAGATCATCTTGTTTAAAAGCTGAAGCAATAGCGCTTGGATATGAAGCAATTAGTTGTCCTGCTTGTTTTATTCCCTGTTCTGTAGCTTCTCCGAATATTGCATCTGCTGCATCCCTGACTATGTTTGGAAGTATAAAACCAATATTCAAACCAGTCGCTCCGGCTCGTAAGAGTTTAGCCTGTGGTGCCAGCATTTTTACGAGTATATTTGTACTCTCTGCATCTAGGTTCTTAACTGCCCTGCCAACATCCTCTGGTACTGCATATTTAACAATCTTTCCATTATCAAAGAATGAAATAACTTCCTCACCCTTTGCTGCTGCCCCTTTTAATGGTCTAATTACTTTTTCCATGCTTGGGTCAAGGTTCCTAAGATTGACTAAGGTCTTGATTGATTCATTTTTCTCTGTTAGCGAGAAAATCTTTGCAGTCCGTCTCGCCAAAGACTCTATCGGATCAGACGTAGCCCTTCCCTTTTTAAATATTTTTGCCACCTCTTTACTAGCTACATTAAAACTAGATTTTGTATAATTGCCCTTTTCAACACTATCAGAAATATTTTCAGCTATTTCTAGGGCTGTATAAAATTGATTCTTTTTGGCTATTTTCTCCCCGGTCTTCTTGCTAAAAATTCCAGTATCAACCAGCCTCTTTATTAAAGAGTCTCCGAAATTCCTTATCTCTTGTGCTGATTGTTTGAGGCTTGGTAGGTCACCCTTGTCTGCCAGTCTTGTTAGAATGTTTTGTCTTTCTGCTCCCGTCAAGAAGGTTTTCTGCCCGCTTTTAGCTAATTCGTCCATTTGTTCAATCGCTAGGAGTTGTGAGAGGTCTTCTAACCTGTCTTTTTCTCTCACTAGGGTTGGGGAAAGCCCCCTCTTTAGAGTTTCCTCTATCTTGCCAGATAAGCCAGCAAATAACCTCATCCGTTTATACGGGTTTTGTTCGGCTGGTATATTTTTCCCTGCTGATTCGACAAAATCCTGAACTGGTGCCAATCTGTCTAAAAATTGGGACCGAATAGTTTTTAACCCTTTTCGCTCTTTCTTAAATCCCCTTGATGCTTCAAAAGCGTTACTCAGTTTATTTACAGGGTCATCAGTAAGTTTAATCGCTTTCTGAGTTTTATCTAGGCGTGATGTGCGGGCAAAACTCAGTCTATTCTCTAAAGTCTTACCAATATGCTCCACCCATTTTTGCGGATCTGATTTAAGTAGGGTTTTCATTTGTTTACTTTTTGTTAAATCTGGGGCAATATCATCAGCTACTTTTATTATATTCCCCAATAATTCACCCTGGATCTTTGGATCAGAGGCAAATCTTTTAGTCTGATTGACCGCTTGCGCTATATCGTCCTGCATTGATAATATCTTTTTGATTCCAACGTCTTTTCCACCGCTTGCAATTAATCCGACAAGTCCGAATTTAGCAAAGTCTGTTATATCTATACCTGGCCCCAAGAGGTCAAGAGCTAAACTAACCTTAGATGGTTTGTTAAAGTCTGACAAGCTCTCTACTGTGAAGGTAGGAAGATCAAGGGCCTTTTTAACCGCTAGGTCTGGGTCTTCCAGAAATTGCCCTGTCCTTTCCACTCCTGCCCCTAGACCTTGAATGGTACCCCCGACAAACGATTTGGGGAACTCTAGAGCCATTAATGGTTTTGGTAGTTTCGTTTCAATGATTTTTTCACCGAACTGTCTTACTTTTGCTGCTGGCTTTTGTATTTGTCGTCCTATTGCCGGGGCAAAGACTTCCTTTTTCACTCTTTCCTGGGCCTTAAATTCTTCCACGAAAGGACTAACGGCTTTGATAGTTTTTGCTTTTATATCCTGTAAAGCCGTTTTCCTTTCTTGTGTGCCTGGTATTCGCCTTTTAAATGCAAGACGAATTTCATCGAAAATAGATGCCATTTAACCTCCTAAAAAATAAACTCTTTATTCATCATCAGTGAATAGATCTCCTTCTTCACTTTCTTCGTCAGTCTTTGGAATTAATGAACCTGGTAATAGTTGACCAGTTCGGATAAATTCCTCTGCTGCCTCTGGTTCTATAGTTAGTCCCAAGTCTTTAAGAGTCAATGCTATTTTACGAATGTCAGTCGAGACATTTTGAACAGTCCTGTTTTTAGCTTCGTTTAGCTTTTGTTCGGCTGCCTGTTGGTTCGCTGCCACGGTTCTCTTGAAGTCAAGGTTCCTAGCTTCAACTGCCCTGGACTCAACTTGAAATTCTTTGATTGCCTGAATTTGTTGTTGTGCTTTGAAAGACTGCAATTCTCCTCTTTTAGCTCCGATATTGGCTAGGTTCTGTTCAAGAACTGCCCTCGCTTGAGCGACTAGAGAGGTTGTTTCTCTCTCTGCCATTACAACTGCTTCTTCGGCCTTAGATTTAACATTCTGAAAGATTGTATTAATCTGACTTAACGACTCTGTTAGCCTACCTTGAAGGTTTCCAACTACCTGCATAGCCTGTTTTCTTACTCCAGCTATATTCCTTGTTGCTTGCGCTCCAAGAATCTCACTGGCAAATCGTCCCGTGCCCGTTGTACCCCCGAACTGAGACTGGATGCTTCTTTGGAGCTGGCTTGCCATTCGCCTTGCTTCTCCAATAACTCCCTTTTCTTCTTCTCTGGTTTCTCCTATTGTTTCTCCGACCCTTCCAGTTTCTCTGACTTTTTGAGCTTCTGTTTCTGCACCTGCTCTGCTAACAACTCCTGCCTGTCCTGTTCTGATATTTTCTAGGCTGGTATTGATACCACCAATAGTTGCCTCTGATTCTTGTCTTGATGCTGCCTCTTGCTGATCTAACGCTTGCAATCCTGGCGCAATCAAGGCGTCAAAGTCAAACTGTGGCTGTTGAGGTGCCTGTTCTAGTAACGCTTGGCTATTAAGAAACTCAGTTATCTTGGCCGGATTAGAGAGGTCTGGTGGGGGTGCTGCCCCGCCTCCAGTTGATGCCGTTCCGCCTCCCGTTGATGATTGAAAAACATCAGTTGGCCCAAATATTCCTTGTCCTGGTCCAGCAAGAGTACCACTAGAACCCCCTGAGGGTATTAATGAAGAACCCTGTGAAGAACCTTGCGCTGGTGGAGTTGGCGTTGGAACTGGTGTTGGTAGCATTGAAGTCCCTCCTGCTCCTTGACTAGGGGTAGTGACCCCGAATCTTTCAGAAAGACCCAATTCTGGTAAGTGTAAAGAACTCCCGATATTCTGTAAACCTTGCCCTATTAAATTTTTGATTGCCATATTCCACCTCCTCTCAGGGTAATAAATATTAAGTAATTATTCCTACTGCCCCGCACCATTCATTTCCCCCCTCGTCTTCGCTTGGTGTTGGGTCATTTGCCGATCCGAATATTGAACAGGCTTCTACTCTAACTCTTCCGTCTCCACCTGCTCCTCCGTCACCTTCATCAGATGACGCTCTTGTCCCACCTGCCCCACCCCCGGCAGTTATTTTATTAGTTCCCAAAGTTCCTTTGATAGATTTTATCAGAATTGATCCGCCTGCTCCTCCACCACCACCTGCTCCGTTGGTTACACCGTTAGAACCGGCAGCACCTTCTGAGCTAACTGTTCCAGTGATTTCTAGTGTCCTGGCAATAATCATAATCAAACCCCCACCATCGCCACCCGCTCCTCCTGAGCCTGATGCTGAAACAGATCCACTTCCCCCTCCGCCTCCTAATATTCCTGTCACTAAATCCGCTGCTCCTCCTGTGCCTCCCCCGGTTCCACCAGTACCGTCAGCTTTTGTTTCGCCATTTGCTCCAGCGGTTCCATTCCCTCCACCTCCGCCACCACCACGACCTGAGTTATTTGAAGGCCAAAGTCCACCGCCTCCTCCACTCCCATTCGCTGTAGTTGCGGTTGTACCCCTGGCACCAGCTGTACCCTCTCCCTGTGTACCGCTTGTATCTATTGGTGCTGACGAAGCTGCTCCTAAGTGTCCTAATCCGTCCGCATTTATATCGCCACTAACAACAAGAGGACCATTACAAAATATTGGTAATATCCCACCCTTATTCCCATCCCAGGCGTTACAAATTAACGTACCAGAAACATCTCCGCCCGAATATTCTTTAACCTCTATAACTTGAGCCTGAGAAGCTCCTGAGTCAGTATAGGTATTCACAAGTGGCAATAGTACTGTTAAAGTTGCTCCGTTGTCAGAAACGATTCTGTTGAACTCCCACCCTCCTACTCCCGTTCCCCTAGATTGTTCTATAAGGATTAGATCTCCTGCGGTAAAAGTTCCACCACAAGTCAGGGTTACCGCACCAGCCGTCCCTGCACAAGACTCATTTGTCCCTGCATAGGTGCCAGTGGTAGGGGCAACCCCATCTTTTCCAAAACCATATCCTAAGTATTGGCTCATATTTATACCTCGAATGCAACAATTAAATTATATCCTGAAAAACTAGAACCCACCTGGTCAATATCCAGATCTAAGAAACTTCCGCCAGTCAATGATACTGTTTTAATACTGGCCGTTGAATAATAACTTGTATCCTCTGGAATATGAATCCTGGTGGCCGTGGCGAAAATTGACGAACCATCTTGGTTTATGTCAACAACAACTGACGCTCCCGAACTGGCTGACGCCAGTCTTGCTGAAACTGAACTCAAAGTAAAATCTTCAGAGATAAGGTTCGGCAATGTTTGAGCTGCTCCTGTTACCAGGGTCCCTTGAACTCCCATTGATGGTACTCCTCCCCCTCCGCCTCCAAAATCTCCCACTAGGGATGCTCCTGATGCGTTTATAAGGGTTGAGACAGTTAAGGTAGAAATATACGCTGCTGGCGTGTGTAGCTCTGTTATAGAAGCTATGCTTGATAATGCCATTTGTGTTAGGTGTGTTTTCCCTGATATTGTAGCCGTACTGACGTGAAGGTTAGTTCCGTCTGTTGACAGTGCTGCTGCAACTCCATCTCTTAAATCATTCCACATTCCTACAGTTAAAACAGCCTCAATCAAAGACCCGTCTGCGTGTGAGCGAGCCGTTGAGCTATCTGCTTCTCTCTCAACTCCTGTCAAATCATTGCTGGAAATTCCAGTAAAATAGACCACTTCCCTTGAGTCTGGAGTTGCCGTACCGTTTCCGTCTTCTCTATTAATGACGGCATATCCTGGGGCTTGGAACTTAGAAGCATCGTTAACGGTAACTGTCGTGTCTGAGTCGTTTATGCTCCCATTTAATGTTGTGCTAATAAAATTAGCTGTTGGTGCCTTGTAATAATTTGCCATACTTCACCTCCTTTATACTTTCTCACCCGATGGTAAAAAGCCCAACCCCATAGGTTTTGCTATTCCTCGGATGCCTAATAATTCATAATTGTCATTCCTGTTGTCTGTTTTTATAATAAGCTGTACGTTCCTGGCCGACTTGTTCAGATTAGCCCAACGGTATAATTCATTAATATCTGATGCACCGCCTTCTTCCTCTGAGTCTGCCCATAAAAAGTCTCCCCATTGACCTGATCCCCAACCTGAGTTACCAGCACTTGTATTGACTGTGAAACTCTTTGCCGTGATAACATTTCCTGTTCTTTCTTGTAGTTTTATGTCAACGTCTACCTCTCCAGAAACATTCCTCCATCGTGTGTAAATTTGCTTGACTGTTTTAAATCTTACCCAGTCTCCAAAATCTTCTTTCTTTGTTCTTAAAATGGTGTTGATTGCTACTCCTTCATCATCTCCGTATGATGGGTCGTATTCAACTACTGTTGGTGAATCATCCTGTAAAAAGACTAGCTTTTCGTCATTACTTGAGTCAAAGAAGACCTCATAGCCATTTGCGTCTCTTGTCCAGGGACCCATCCAAGCTAATCTTTCCCTATCGAATACGATTGACTTATCTTTCCCCGGTGCCGATAAAATATATTTAAACTTAAAGTACTTTGCACAAGCATTTGCTTTTTGGGTTGAAGAAAGACCGTCAAAAAATGGCCTTACCTTAGCTGATATTTCATTACTTCTTAAAACATCGCCTATAAACCCGGCTTCCTGTCCGAGGGTGTAAATCCCGTTTCTTGATAAGAAGAAGATGTCATTTTCTACTGCTACTACCGATCTAGGGGCAATACATCCAACTGATGAAGTTAAAAGCCTTGCCTTTGGTTGAGTAACAGAATAATTGCCGACTGAAATATTTGATAAAGTTACTTCCCAAATTGACCGCTCCTTGAAAACAATTATCTTTTCTCCGAGTGATTCAACTTGTGTCACATCATCACCTGCGTCTGGCTCAATCCTGATATAATTTCCACCCAAAGAAATGTCTGTGCTTTCTTGATGCGGGGTTCTCCCTGAGATAATAACTTTGCTTCCCTCCCCATCTATTCCTGCGTAAACCAACCTGTCTTGATGCCTGGTTACATATTTTGCCTTGACTCCACCCGTGCTGTCTGCTGTTGGTGGGAAAGTAAACTCTTGGGGTAATGAATCACCGTTATCAAGAAATTGTGTACTTTGCCAATCAACGGTTCCCAGGAATCTTTCGTCTCCCTCGTCCCTGCCGTAGATATTAAATGCTTTTAATGTTCCACTGGCTGCTGACGGTGCCGTCCAGGTCAATTCTATCGCTCCAAGTCCTAGGTCCTGTGGCTGACTATCTGTAGTTATTGATGAGCTTGCTAGTGTCTCTCCTACCTTGGTTGTGGCTGATACTCTATAAGAGTAAAGATTTGTTCCGCTTGCTCCTGATATTTGAGTAGCAAAAGCATCAGACGGAGTAGAAACAGTCGGAAAGCCGACAAGAGAGGTCCCGTTATATCTGACCAGTTCCCTGTTGCCTCCGACAACGTACATATTATCGTCTAGTTGGGCCATTTCTATATTATATCCTGAGGCCCACGATGCGCCTGTTAAAGAGCTGTAGCTTGCTCCAGACCTTTTGGTCATGTAACCCTGATCTGTCGTAGCTAGTAATTCGGGAGTACCTCCTGATGGGTAATAGCCTTTTAATCCCCGGCCAGCTCCAGTAGCGTTAGCCAGAAAATAAGCCTTTGAACCCCATCTCTTTGTTGGTACCCCTTTTCCTACTAAAATTAGATTATCTGCCTGAGCTAGTTCGTCACTCTTTATTTCACTATCTTTAAGGAGGGTGTTTAATCCCTTCCTAAAGTTATCCCAGGAAAATTCTTTGTCTTTTCTGGGCCTGAATCGTGGTGCCCTAGTGTTTAGAATCGGCATAGTCTAATCCCTTCCCCAACGGAAGCCAAATTTTGCTTTCTCGTCAGTTTGAATGTCTGCGTCAACTGATGCATCGTTGGGTGTGCCTTCCATTTCTAGTAATCTTCCTAAGATTTTATCAGCTTCCGCCTTTGCCTCCGGGAATCTTTCGTCTCCCCTAGACTCCCATAACCAGGCGATTGTCCTTTGAACTAGATAAGACGGGTCGGGACACATTGAAATGTCGCTCCCACTCGCTAAAGAGGCCGGACTTGCGATATAAGGTACGCTGATAGATGCCCCACTAACTGTTGGTTCTGGGTGAACTATCATTTTATAACCATCGCTCTCGTTGCCTAGGATATAAATATATCTGTCGGTTGAGTTGTACTGTCCTTTAGTCTGAGGTCGAATCTCAGGATAATCGTAGGTACTCGCACCATCGGCAGTGATTCTTGGGAAACTAGATAGCTTTCTGAAGTCACTAGGTAGTGCAACAGTAGCATTACTAGTACTCTGACTCGTCACAGAATTAAACTCTTTATAGAGAGACTGCCACTCATTCAGACTAGCCCATTCAAGTTGGGCCATGTTCATATACTTGAGTCTTAAATCCCAATCAGCACTACCGTTAGTGATTGCGTCTTCATCTTGATCCACAACGGCTGCGACTCGTTTTTGTATTTCATTTACCGATATAGCCATTTTTCCTTTCTATGCTTACGTTAGAGTGCCGAAGTATCAGCATCTACCATGAGCGGACTCCAAAAATAAAGATCTCCTACTTTTACACGCACCATTGCTCCGATTGTAGCACCAGAGTTGGCCGAAGCCACACAAGTTCCTGAGAACTCGAAAGCGGGACCACTTGCTACTGAGCTACCAAACTTCATAACCGCAACTGTTGCACTTCCTACCGCTACTCCGTGAGCCACATCCAAAACCGGTGACTCTGTTGCTCCGCTCCTTAGCTTTGCAGCTAACCCTCCTGTGCTTGCAATGTTTAGTGATGTAGTAGGACAAGAAACAGTACTTAACTGTTCTCCTGTTCCGTCTGCGTTTTGCAGTCTCAAAACTGCTCCGCTTGATGTTCCTTCAAAGGTCAAATTCGGGGTTGTGTCATCCCCAATAAAATTTGCTCCTGTTTCTGCATCAAGATTTCTTAAATTAGTCATTATCCCACCTCCTTTCAAAAGTTATTTATATTTTAATTTACCAAAATTTACTCATTGTATTCATAGTTCCACCTTCACCTGGAAACTGGCCCGTGACATAGCTGATAATAACAACTCCGTCTCCTCCGTCTCCTCCAGAAGCCCCACCACCCTCTCCTCCGCCTCCGCCCCCACCTAAAGCGTCTGTTCCTTGAGTAGCTTGTGTTCCGTTGGCTCCGCCATATCCCCCGCCACCTGTTCCTCCTGGGGCTGGTGTGCCACCTCCCTGGTTTGTGCCTCCACCTCCACCTCCTGCGTATGTTACTGCTCCTCCTGAAATTGAACTTGCTCCCCCAGCTCCGCCATCTCCTCCATCATCGTTGCCAGCGTTGGCTCCGACTGCGCTTTGTCCACCGCCCCCTCCTCCTGAGGAGTTAGCTCCATTGTCATGTCCTAATCCACCATTGCTCCCTTGGCCTCCTGTCCCCGCTCCTGCACCCGAACCTGGCGCTCCTCCTCCGCCTCCGCCGCTTCCTCCTGCTGCCCCAACGGCATCTCCGTCCCTTGCTCCTCCGCCTCCGCCCCCAGTTGGCTCTATTGAATCAAATATTGAATTTGCACCGTTAGTACCAGCAGTTGTACCTGTTCCCGCTGCTCCACCAGCTCCAACAGTAATAGAATATGCTTGCTTGGTCACTGCGAAGACCGCATCGGTCAGAAAGCCCCCTGCGCCTCCCCCTCCTCCGTGATTAGCACCCCCGCCTCCACCGCCAGCTATTACTAGGGCCTCAACATTCCCCTCACCAGGAACGGTAAAAGTACCATTTCCGTTAAAGGTATGGATTGTTTTACCGCCTGAATATGTTATTGTTCCGCCAGTGGCGTCTGCCATTTATTTCTCCTTTTTAATTATCTATCCAGCTAACTGTTCCCCCGATAGCTCCTGTAGCACTAGAATTTATAACAAAACCTTTGGCGCTATCAGTTGCCTTATAAAGTGGTGATTCCGCTGAACCATCCTGAACTAGTCCACCTTCCGCTGCTAAACTCAATCCTATTGAGGCATTACCCATCATGTAGTCTGTCCCGCTTAAAAACTTCAAATTTTCAGCTTCATCAACACCTAGCATTAAGTGAGTAATCTTAAAAGTATTTGTCGCAACAAAGATAGTCGCATTTCCGCTGTTATAAAGTCCTATTGGTGCAGTAGTTGGGTTACCTGCCATCAGTCCTGATGGTGAGGTAGTAACTGCTCCCATTGGAGTAACCGTTGCTGTTCCAACTTGGGTTATTGTTGCCCCTGAAACCAATAAAGCATTCACAGTAGCACCCGACTGAAGTAGGGCGTTAACTGTTGCTCCTGACTGCAATAGGGAATTTACGGTAGCTCCTGACTGCAACAAAGCGTTAACAGTGGCTCCTGAAACCATTATAGAGGTCACAGTAGCACCAGAATTGATAACTGCTGTAACAGTGGCTCCTGAAGAAATTAGTGCATTCACTGTCGCTCCTGAGCTTAAAATAGCGGTTACTGTAGCACCAGAGTTCAAAACCGCTGTAACAGTGGCTCCTGAGGCTATGGTAACCACTTCTGGCTCCATCCACTGATCGCTTGCTCTTTTATTAGTCATACTCACCTCCAATCATTAAAAAGGCCCCGCATAAAACGGGGCAATAGTTTTCTAAACAATCTGCCTATTGTCTATTATCGCATCTTTACCTGTATCTTGTCAAATCCAATTATTATTTCGATCTAACTCTAAGTAAAAACGTTCCCAATTCAAAGGCTTTATTGGCCGTAGTCACTATTTCGATTATAGTACCACATTTCCCGCTTCCAGAAACATTCGTTGAAAGATTGTCTCTTTTCCAGGCTCCGTTTTCACCGTTAACAATATTGTCCTCAGTAGTAGAGTGGTCTGTAGCCATTGCTGCTATCGGGGTTGGTGGAGTAGCTCCGCTTCCAGTATATGTCCAGTCTGTATTACCATCTGTTCCTATATGGTGTCTTAAAATAAGGTTAGGGGCTGTATCGGTGGCTCCTCCTAGCCATGTTGCTTCCAATCCCTGAACCTG